ACTTTCGGAGAGATCGTTGTTTACGGTAGCCGTGCCGTGTGCATTGATATAATCGATATCTGCAGGGGTTAATCCTGCTGTTTGTAGGGCTTTTTGCATTGCTAAAAACGCACCTTCACCATCGGCGGAGGAGGCTGTTTGGTGATAAGCGTCATTGGCATTGCCCCACCCTTTGATCTCTGCTAATATAGTAGCCCCGCGTTGTAGGGCATTTTCTTCAGTTTCTAATACCAAAAAAGCACCTGCTTCCCCTAAGTTTAAGCCCTTGCGATGTTGGTCGAAAGGAGTACAGTCGGTATCCGAGAGAATCATCAGGGTATTAAAGCCGTTGATAGTGAATTTAGAGAGGGCATCGGCACCACCAGCAATGAGACAGTTGGCTCTGCCTGTACGAAGCAGGTTGATAGCTGTTATGATGGCATTTGCCGAAGAAGAGCAGGCAGTACTCACGCTAGTTACAACGCCTTTTATGCCTACATAATCGGCGATTTGGTGAGTTACCTCGCCTATATTGTGAGTAGTGATATAGCGTCGCAGGGGTTCATCATCGCCATAGCGAAAGAAATAGTTTTCGGTCATATCCATACCTCCAACAGTAGATGCCATAATGAGTCCGCAGAGAGAGAGGTCTTTTTGGGTAAGACCAGCATTGGCAATCGCTTCTTGTAAGGCGATAATTCCTAAGAGAGAGGTGCGTGAATAGGCGTTCACTTCGGGTAATCGCAAAGCAGTAATAAGTTCAGCGTTCGTGCGTTTGATTTCGCCTACCTTGATGTGGTCGGCGTGAATGGTTGCTACATTTTCAATCCTGCTGATACCTGCTTGGCGATGGGTAAGGGCATAAAAATGCTCTCCGACAGTGTTACCTATCGAAGAGTTAATACCCATTCCCGTGATGACTATTTTTTTCGGCATCGCTATTTGGTGCGGTGAGCGGTGATGTAATCAGCCATTGTTTTCACCGATTGGAAGATTTCTTTTCCTTTTTTAGGGTCGTCTAAGCG